ACCAAGTTTATCTGTAGCAGAGACAGAAGCACCAAGCTTGCCAGAGAAATTAGACTCTGAATCAACGCCATCAGCAGCATTAATTGTCTTACCACCTTGTATGTAGTAAGCCAAATCGCCGATATTGTTTTCATAACCTATGTGAAGGTCTGTAGCTCTTGATGTGTAATCAGAGCCAGTGTAGTTAGCATTACTTTCTACATTTACATAGGGACCAGCAAATGCTGGGGTAGATATTAAGGATGCTGTAAGAGCTATTGCTATTTTTTTCATTAGAAAATACCAGGGATAATTTGACCAGTTGTTGCGTAAGCACCGAGCGCAGCCAAGATGCCAATCATGGCCCAACGGCCATTTTGTAGTTCTGCGTTATCGTTCATTGTTTCTTCTAATGGAGCTTCTAAAGCAATAATTTCTGTATCGTTCATTGATATAGAAAAAAGAATAAAACTAGCGGCGAGGATGATAGGTCAGGTCGCCACATTAATTTCATTGCAGTAGCTCAGGACTTTTTTGTAGTCTCTCTTCTATGTCTTGACGGAATGCTGGGTCGGTTCCATATCTAGGATCAGCTATATCTCTAGCTAACTCGGCTTGACTCCTATATGGCTTCACTGTACTTGTAGATTTACCAGACACCATTGGAGCCTCATATCCTTCAGCTGCTCTATAGCGATTAGCCATAGCTTCTACTGCAAACTTGATAGCCTCATAGTTCCCTGAGTTGGTGACGTTATTAAAAGCATCTACCTCAACTTGATCTAAATTTTGTCCAGCCCATTCAACCATCTCTTGGTATTCATTATCACCACCGGCAATGTTTTTAATTTCAGTTACTTGGTTCTGTTGAATATCTGTAGCCTGTTGAGTTTTACTGTAGTAATCCAGGTAAGCACTTATTAGATCTTTAGAATCCATTTTGGATAATTCCGCAATAGAGTCCTCTGATAGTTGGCCATCCTTTGCATACTCTTCTGAGGCTTTAGTTAGAAGTGGTGAAGCTGTTTCTTCAGTTTGTTGATCTGTCTCAGCAACCTCCTCTCCCTCCTCTGTAGTCTCATCAGCTCCATCATCAGATGAATCTTGACTACGTTGTTTCTCCAGTTCCTGATAAGCCTTGAGAAGCTCTTCCTGATTTTTAAATTTACCACCGATCAGCTCATTATTTTCGTTCTCTTTATTGGTGCGATCCCAATCAGCTTGTCGATCCTCAGCTTGAGCTGCCTCAAGTTTTTCACCTTGAGCTAATGCTTGAGCCTCAGCATCTTTTTGTTCTTGTGATGGACCTTCATCGGATGGATCAAAGGTAAGTTGTTGTGCCATTGCTTAGTGATAAATAGTTCTTACTCCTCCACCATCGGAGGGGGTTATTTTTTCTTTTTTGCCATATTTTCCTGCATTTTTATTTGCATCGGATGGACTATCTATCCTCTTTGTAATTTTAGAAGTGATAGTTTTTGGCAATGCTCGAGCTATCTCAGCCTTAGGACTATCAAATTGTCCTTTAGAGTTCCGGGGTTTCCGAGCCTTCGACTGGGACTTCCTCTGTTGGGGCTTGTTGTTCTCTTGCTCTTGTGAAGCCATCTCTTAATTCTTCTCCTAGTGGTGATTTTGCTAACTGCCCTGCCTGTCCTATGAGTGATTCTTGTGTTGACTGTTGCTGAGCTTGTAATGCCTCTTGTTCCATAGTCTCGGGAGACTTGATGAGGTTAAGGGTATCAATTCCACTACTTGCAGCTAGACGCTTTAAGAACTCATCAGGTGATATGAACTGCATCAGTGCCTCAGGTCCAAGACCTTGAGCAGCTGTTTGTATAAATTCAATCAGGGCTTGCTTATCTTGTTGCCTACCAATACCGTTTAGACCAGCAACCACAATAGGTTGAACCAACCCTTTAGGTAATGGTGGAACTGCTTTACTTCGGGCTAAGTTATGTAGCTTTCTATCTAGGTATGGTTTTAATAGGTCAACTGTTAGGTTGCCATAGATACCTCCGAGCTGTTCATTTAACTCAGCAACTACCGCATTAACTTCAGTACCGGTAGTTCTCTCGGAGTCTCTGACGTTAAGAATAAGGAAAGCATCTGATAATCGTCGAGTTAACTCTTGGATCATCTGCATAACAGAGTTAAAGTCTGCAGTCTTACCTACAGAAATTACTCCAACGTCTTCGGGTCTCCCAGAAATAATGGACCCCGATTGAGCTCTTGCGAGGCTTTGGGGCTTAAGTGTAGCTGAGGGGGCCACTGTAAAAACTACCTTTGCAGCTGCAGCGTTTCCCTCAACTAAGGCTTGCATCAAACCCTCTAAAGATTTGAGGTCGCCTATAAATTCTTCTACTCTTCCTCGACCATAATCTTCTCCAGTACTGTCCACAATATTCCACCTAAGGCATAGCCAAGGGTTTAATTTTTTAGGAGCACTACTTTGAGAGTTAGGTAAGATTTTACCGTCTACCTCTTGATGCCATTTATATTGACCATCAACAAGCTTGACGCATGTATAGACATCAGCTTCATCAACGTCATGAGTAGAGGTGGTTCCAAACTTAGGACCATCCTCACCCGGAGCATTAACATCTCTATCCTCTCTGAGAGGAGCTTGAAATTCTTTAGGTAATAAAGATCTATGGACTGACTCTTTGGTAATTAATTCTATTAACTCGCCGTTGCCATCTCTGACACAAACAAATCTATCTAATGGATATACTTTTAGATTTTTCTTCCCTGCAAAGATTAGTACGTTGCCAGTAACGACCAGATGCTTTAGCGCAGTATGCAACATAACCCGGTCTGAGGTTTCGGCGATCTGTTGCATTATTATCTTCTCCATTTTAGAGAGAGATAAATCTACTTCGGATCTAACCTCAGGACTTATGTCGGGAACTGACGCTAATTCAGCATCGTTGATCTGTAGTTTAAAAAAACTTGTATTGACGGGGAATAGACTCAGCATGAGTTTTGCACTGAGCACGTTCACACCTTTGCTGCCTAATGACTGCCAAGGTATTGGAAGTTTGCCTCCCTTGGTTTGACCATCATTAGCCATCAAGTAAGGGAGGGTTAGCTCTGCACAATCTCTAGCTGTATCTAAAAACTCTTGCCTTTCTGTAGATAGTATTTGATAGCGAACATAGCCTTGCTCTTTCGTTATCATTTTTATTTAGGAATATTTAACAGCGACGACTTCTTAGTTTTCTTGGTAGTAGCTGAGCCTATTTGGGGGGTCTCAGTTTCTATCCTAAGTTGATCAGCTCCACTCAATAGTTGTCTTCTTTGTTGTCTAGCTGAGGCAGTCTTTTTAAAGTTTCTTCCTACTCCAGCTTGAGCACTAGAGGCTACTGAATCACCGAGTCGTGTTGCTTGGGCAGGTGCGTCGGGTTTTGGAGGAGGAGGAGGAGGTGTTGGAGCTGGAGGTGGGGGAGGAGGCGTTGGTTTTGGTTTTGGAGTTGGTGCGGGCTTAGGTGGGTCTGGTCTTGAGCACATAATTTATTTAGTAGCTTTTGTTTTACCCGGAATATTTAAAGATGATTTCTTTGTTGCTGTAGTACCAGTACCAATAGCAGAGCTAGAAGATCTTTCAATTCTTAACTGTTCAGCTCCTCTACCTATTTGTCTCTGGGTTCCTCTTTTTGTTTTTTGTTTTAGCTTCGCTCTATCTTTTCCACTTACTGATTCTGGAGGTGGTAAAGGTTGAGGCTGAGCTTGTGGAGCTGGAGGAGCCGGTGGTGGGGGCAATGGATCTTCGGGTTCTGGCATCGCCGGCATCTTAGGTGTCAGACACATCGTTTTCCTTTTTTGAAATTACATATTCAACAACGCTTCTTTGACCAGCCTTATACATAACTGTGGCTAGTGAAAGGTTAGGTGTTGGGTTTACTTGTGGAAAGGCAGCGTCAAGTTCATCGATCAATTTGTCGATAAATTCTTGACCACCAAATACTTCATGAACTTCTAATTCAGCCATACATGGGGAGATTAACGTTGGAGGTTTCAAAGAAGGCAGGCATACGACTTCGCTGAGTAGCTTTAAGTCCTGATGCCTTACCTTTGAGATATAGGTTGTCGGATTGTTGCATCCAAAAATCTTTATCTAAATACTTGTCTTCAGAAGGATGGGGGTTTCGGGCTAAGCCATCCATAACCCAGGCCACAGTAGCTCGACGTAGACGATCAAGATTAGGAGTGCTTTTAATACCAAGGTCATGGCACACCATTCCATGGAGACATACATGGGTCTGTTCGTCTCTTGACACGTCACTGGATAAACAGCGCAAGCCTACATCTCCACAGAATCTATAGAAGGGGAGGAGAACGAAGAAGACGGATCGCTCGAGGATGGAAGCTTTAAGGATGGGATGTTCTGGCGCAGCAAGCCACGCATTAAGAATGTTTTGAGCCTCTCTTTCTGACTTATCATCAACACCGTGAGCGTCAACAATATACTGAAAGCCAAGGTCGTGTTTATCTTCATCTCTTTGATTTGATTGAAGGGCTTCAAAAACTCCATCTATTTTTGGGAGTTCTTTTTCTAGACCCTGTTGTAAAAATTCTTTGACTGGTAATTCTAAAACTCGTAAAGCCAAAGCCCGGAAGATCGAGTCTTCCGAGCCGGCTTGGAGTTCACCTTTATCAACTGCAACGGGTGTCCACTTTCTTTTTCTTTGGACTATTTTTGTATAAGGGGATGTCATTCTGCACAACTAGAACAAAAGTTATTTTCTTGTTCTTCTAACTGTTCCTCAAATAGAACTGGGTTGAAGATATCTTCATATTCCTCATCTAGAATTGATGACGGATCATCTTTTCTGAGGGTCTCAGGTTGAACCTGTAAGGCATAGTATAGGCTGGTTTGTGGACTTTGGAGCCAGCGTTCAATGAACGCATCATCGTAGATAACTAAATCTGACCATGAGTTAAAACTATATCCATGAAATAAATCTGTCTTCTCATAGAGACGTACTAAAG